TTCTGTGACTCAGTTTCAGTGGTTTCACGTACAAGCGAGGAAGTAACCAGACTTCCGTGCATAGCAGAGAAAAGAGATCCACCGAATACCCCAGCAACACCGAGCATATGGAACGGGTGCATAAGGATATTGTGTTCTGCTTGGAATACAAGCATGAAGTTAAAAGTACCAGAGATACCAAGAGGCATGCCATCTGAAAAAGAACCTTGACCGAAAGGATAAACGAGAAATACTGCCATAGCAGCGGATACTGGTGCAGAGTATGCAACACAGATCCAAGGACGCATACCTAGACGGTATGAAAGTTCCCACTGACGACCAAGATATCCAGAGATACCAATCAGGAAGTGGAAGACAACTAGTTGATAAGGACCGCCATTGTAGAGCCATTCATCAAGGGATGCAGCTTCCCAAATGGGGTAAAAGTGTAGACCAATTGCGTTTGAAGATGGAACGACAGCACCAGAGATGATGTTGTTTCCATACAGTAATGAACCAGCAACTGGTTCTCTAATTCCATCAATGTCCACAGGGGGAGCAGCGATGAATGCGACGATGAAGCAAGTAGCTGCCGCGAGCAAGCAAGGAATCATCAGAACACCGAACCAACCAACATATAGACGGTTGTTTGTGCTTGTGACCCACTCGCAGAATAATTCCCAACTGGATTGTTGAGACTGTCTTGAAAGTGTTTGAGCCATTTTGATTAATGAGTAAGTAAGACCATCAGGGAAATGGTGGAGTTACTATTCCCTCTGCACCCTTAGCAGAGGTATTAGAGACGTAATTTATCCTCCCATAGGTCTCGGTTAAACGGGAGCAAATATAAATGTGTGGAAAGCAGAACGCATCCGTTACATTTGTTTACCTATTTATCATACATGAAAGGCAGATTTCCGTCAAGCTCTAGAAGATGGGTATTTATACCTATTTTTCTTGATGGGATGCTTGGGAACCTTGTGCTTAGGGTTGCGTTTTAAGTCTCGTTTAAGATCTTTAAGAAACTTTAAATGCTTCTTAATTTCAGAACGATGCATCTTCAGCACTGTACTCAGTATAGCATGGTTCTATCTCCCAATGCTTCCAATCTATTTCTTTTTTAGCAATCATTTGTTCTAATTCGTCAGTCGTCACACTGTGCCTAATAACCTCAGTTGTTTTACTATTCTTTTTATAAATGTGAAAAGTTCTTTCGTTCATAAACCTTTGAAAAAAAGAAGGGACCTTCTGTATTTTAGCAGAGGTCCCTTGCGGCGACGATATTCAATTGTTATTTATCTCATTTCCCGATTGTGTCATCAATGCACCTGCGATGAAGACCGCAAAGCAAAGAGTGGACGTAGTTAATAGTGCCATAGCTTTAATAGCAAATGATACAATGAGTATTTATGCTGTAGGATTCCATACTGGTTGCATCAACCCGCCATCACCACCTTGATCATCATCATCTTGGTTGTCAAGCAAAGCATCAACAAAAAGTAAACACATCAATGGTGTCAAACAAAAAATAATAGTTTGTCCTACTTCCAAACTCATGATCAAAAAATACCAGGAATGATCTGTCCTGTTGTTGCATAAGCACCTAGAGCGGCTACGAAACCGATCATTGCTGCCCAACCGTTAAACTTTTCTGCTTCTGGAGTCATGATAGTGTACCTGTTTTGTGTAAAATGTGTGTTAATGGATCAGATGCCAAAGGCACCGAAGAAAAAGATGCTACCCGAAGTAACATAAGAAACGACCGCTGCTACAAAACCAATCATAGCAAGGCGACCATTAAGTTGCTCTGCTTTTTCATTGTGTGTAACTGAAACATCTACTAGTCGCATAGGTGGTTCCTTTGCAAACATATTTGTGCGGCCGCCGTCCTCTGTGATTACAGTCATTTAAGTTTTGTAACGAAATACTACAATAGTATATAGCAATTGTTAAGGTTTGTCAACCCCCCTATCTAAATTAGTATTGCTTATGGTGAACATAAGCTGGTTACCTAAATAAATACGGATCCAAATTATATCACATACGTTATGAAGAAACTACTTCCTATCGTTATGCTATTGATGACCGCCTCAGCAGCTAATGCTGGCGGACTTGTTACTAAGCATGCAGCAAGTGTACAGTTAACTGTTAACGCTGCACAATCTACAGCTTCCAGAATCGGGAGTTCGTTCAGTATTTCAGGTAGTAATATTGATACTACGGATGGTAATACAGCAGGCACAGTTTCTGTTGGTACTATTACCTCTGGTGTATACAATCCAGGAACCATTGCAGCGACTCAAGATACAGCAGGCGCAGCATTCAGCTTCAGTCAATCATATAATCAAGCTGATGCACTACCTACGAGTGCAGCAACTGTTGGTGCTGTTCCTAACTTCGGATCGGTTACAAGTTACGCAGCTGGAACTGCAGGATCCCTTGCAGGAACTGTAACTTCAGCGAATGCCCTTACCGTGACAGGTGGTGGAGCTGGTACATCTGCAATTGGCCAATTTGTCTCGGAGATAACCGTCATAGATTAATGGAGGACAATCCTCGTGAACATCCATTTTGGAAAGACAATCACATATATTGTGACAAGTGCGGTGGCAGTCTTAAGTACTGCTGCCGATGTGTTGGCGGTCCCCGTGGTCCCAAATTTCCAGCAGGGAAGTATGACGAGCCACACAGAGACGAGCTCAAAAGTAACTGAGACTATTAATAGTATGGACTATAGCACAGGATATCAATATTCTGTGACTGGTTCTGGTGTATCAGCATCTGGAACCTTATCGCCTGGTACAGGCACAAACAATGTAACTATTGAAGGAGTGACATCATCATGGACAGGTGCAACCAGCACGCCCAATTTCACACAAACAACACCAGGAGCTGCGTTCCAGTTTACTCAAACGTACAAGGGACCAGGACTCCAGAATCACACTGTTATCCAAAGAGTAACCGAGGTTACCAGCGTAACAGATACTACAAGTATTTTCTCCCAATAACAATATGTCTATCAAACATTGCGATTGCCCCTGTCACTCTGGCGGAGACTGTAGGGGGTGTAAGTGCAACAGCAAGTCCAATCGCGAATAGTTCAGGCTCAGTAACCAACCAGGCAATTCAGGTTTTACAGGGTCCGTACATAACTAATACTTATGGTGGTGGTATACAATGCCAAGGACCCACCATGAACTTCACGCCATATGTAACAGGAACTGCTTCGGCACAAAAACCATACGAACCATACTATAACGATCCCGTATATGATATGCGTGATCTAGATGAAGATGGAACATTAGATAATCCAGGTAGCATTCTCTACCATGTTCCTACAAGAACGGGACAGAAAGATAACTACAGTATTGGTGTAGGTTTTTCTGCTACATGGTCTAAACCATTAGATAAAACATTACAGGATCAATGTAAGAAAGCAGCAGCAACACAAATTGCATTGCAAGAACAACTAACTGCCAATAAAAGATTAGATTTTGAGATAGCTCGTCTCAAAAATTGTGGTGAATTAATGAAATCTGGAATTCAATTCAAACCAGGAACAAGATACGCCACTATTTGTGCTGATGTTATGGTACAAGGTGTCTCATATATCAAACCACATGTACATAGTATTCCAAATACTGAACCTACTGGCACAGCAGAAGACCTAGGATCATTTTCTATAGGTAAACCTTAGGTTTTTTTCTTCTTTTTATTCCACTTAATAGGAGGTAACCCCTTCTTCTCACGATATTTGTCTGCTCTTATCTGAGCAGCACTTAACTTAGGAGGGGTTTTACCTAGCAATCCCTGAACTTTCTTTATAACTTTTTTAACGGTAGGTTTTACCACCTTCAGGAGCAAATCTGCTAGGGGTTTTGCAAGTATAGCAGAGGATGTTGCAACAACAGCAATAGAAGCAGTGGCAGTTACAGCACCTGCTGATGGGATATTACCTACAATCTGTTCTACAACTTCAATTTTTTCAGTAACCTGAATACATTCTTTTCCAACCAGTTCATATCCAGTGACCTTTAAGTCTCCTTTGATATGTCCAACTGGTTCTTTTAATTCTTGAGCTCTGGTTGGACACTCTACATTACCAGTGTTTACAGATTTAGGAACCTTAGGACTCTCTGGTGTCTCTGCTTTTGGTGTTTCTGGTGATTTAATTGGAGGAATAGGAGCATCATATTCAAACTTTAACTTGCTCTTATTATAATCAATAGGATTATAAGAAGGCATACCAGCATCACAAAATATCTTGACACCTTTAGGGTCATCAGTAACTAGGTTTTTATTATCACCTTCATCTTGCACATGAGCTTCTACACAACCAGGCATGTCAATGATAGGAACACCTACTTCATTAGTGACTGGTGGATAGATTGGAATTGCTTGTGGTGGAGATGATGTCAACCATGAGGGCATGTCAGGAATATCAATTGACTTAATATCAAGATCATTTACCCTAATATCAGGGATTTCCATTAGCAATCATTAAATACTCCACCAACTTGTGAACCTACTTCTTCACCTACTTTATTACCTAGAAGCAATGCCCAACCACCTGCTAACCAACCCACGTAGGGGATTCCAGAAAGGGCAGGAGCAGCGACACCAGCAGCGATAGCACTACCCGCCATTGCACCTTGACTTCGTGCTCCAGCGTCCGCCACTAAACACTCTGCTTCTTTTGCAGTTAACTTTCCCGAGTCATCTATTGCACCCCCTCCGATGTTGCGAGTGCCTTCTCTAGTGTATTGGTCGCGACGATACTCTGTACGCTGCTCAGATCCTCCACCAAACATTCCTCTCTTTTCTTTATCAAGATCTAAAGATCTTTCCGACTCCAATATTTTTGGATCATCTGAACGATACTCAATCGTATATCCATCCTTACCTGCTTGGATTTTATACGATGAATATGGACCGCGAGGAATATTGATTGTAGGTACTGATGGTAATTCTGGTTGTTTAGGTTTATTAAAAACATAACCTAGTAAACCTATATGAGCAACTGCAAAGAGTCCACCTACAGCACCAGCAATAATTTTGAGAGTAGATTTTTTCTTTGGAGTTCCTATTTTTTCAGTTCCTTCAACTCTAAATGTATCATTTGTCATGGTTTAAATGGTAATGCGGGACCTGTAGTTTTAGGTAATTCTGGTACAGCTTTGTCTACTAGACTAGGAAGTGCTCCCGTCACTGCTTCAGTAACTGCCACAGTAATTTTTTCTCTAGCATTTTCTACTAGAACATCTTTATTCATATAAAGATAGGCACCTCCACCTACAACTGATAGAGATACCAGTCCCGATAGAAGTGCTACGCCATTAATTATTTTCTGCATTATTTTTCTCCTTATTACCAATAGATGGTGCTTTTTTAGGAGCACTGCCATTTTTAGCAGGACTCAATCCGAACGCGGCTAGCGATCCAGAAAAAACCGAGGCTATAAATGTGGGATCAAAATCCAAAATTTTCTGTCCGTTTGGCAAACGAACGTACGAAAATGTTAAGAGACTGGCGGACCAAATAAGTACAACAACTTTTACTAGATTACCAAGAACTTCACTTTTATCCTCATCGTGGTCCTCCTTCTCTACAACTGGTTTAGTTGTTTCAGTCATAGTATATGAAGTAGGGCTCTTATATTTATGCTCTGTAGAACCCGTTAACCCTCGGATATACTTGCCTATCTCGGTTAGCATTATTATCCTCCCTATCTGTACGGCGTCTGCCATTTAATGTAGACTGTTTCCATCCAGAAACATATCCATTAATTGGTCTAGGATTGTTACAAAATACTTCTCGGTTAGGACTTTCTTTTGAACATGTTTGGTCATCAAATCCACCTTGCTGTCCTACATTTCCTCCAGCATTTACAACAATATTTCCTTTCATGCTTCCGTGATTACCACACTGGTATATAACTGTTTGACCAGCATATGCATTTCCTGGCGTCCATCTAACCTGAGTAGCACCATTGGCAAATCCATTATCAATCACACTAGAAATATTATTACCGTTTGCTTCTCTAATGAAGAGAGGATGTACATAAGGTGTTGGATTACTTAAATTGATAGTTCCTTGCATGCCAGGATGATTACCACACTGATACTTGTATGTTCCTGCTGAATATCCAGTTGTTTCCCAGAAAATTTGTTGCCATTGACTATTAGCTCCCTGACCTGTAACACCAGTTGAAAGATTATTTCCACTACTATCTCTAATGTATATTGGGTGAGTGGTCATGTTGTTATACAACTCCAGTTCAAACTGGTCACCTACTGTGAGGTTTATAGTAGGGTTCCAACTCTGAACACCATTACTATCAGTCATTTGATAACCATTACCAGTTTGTCCAGCATCTACTTGATAGTAAACATAACTACTAGTGTTAAGGTTAAAGATTAACGTATCAGTATGGTTCATGTTTATAGTTGGATCAAATCCATTGACAATACCTGACAAATCAGTTCCAGACAAATAATAATCATTGAATGTAGTTTGAGCTGTATCAATAGTAAAATTCCATGTGCTACCAGTACTACCTAACTTGTCAAAGTCCATAAGATTATCTCTTGACAATCCACGAATGTATCCCATGGCATCATCATGGGTAAATCTTTCTCTATTAGTTGCAGCACAAGCAAGAATACCAGTTACTTGAGGAGATGCCATGCTAGTACCACTAAACGTGACCATATTATCAACACCAGCAGGATATCCTGGTCTCGTAATCGGACCTTTTAAAGCACCAACTCCAGCATAACTTCCACTACCACCAACAGAAAGAATATATTCACCAGGAGCAAACACATCAATTCTATCCCCATAGTTTGTAAACTGTGCTCTTCTATGATCACTGTCTGAATCTTGTGCTCCTACACAGATGACACCTTTTGCTGATCCAGGACTTGATCCTCTATGCATGTAAACTTGACTACCTAATCCATTAATATTTGCATAGTTATTATAATCTTGATGCCCTTCACGTACAATATAATGATTTGAATTTCCAGCAGCACCTACAACTACAATACCTTCTTCAATTGCATCTTCAATGTCAGCATCTAAAGAAGGTTCTCTTACAGGAAATCCATTTGCATTATATTTGATACCAAAGTCAGCATGAATACCACTATTACTCCATCCAGAAGGACCAGGATTACTAGAATTATATGTCTGTCCTCTAAAATAAATTGAGTTTACATCAGTATAATTCCAATCAGCTGTATAATTAAAACCCCAACTGTTGTTAGTGATCGTTGGATTTTTTCTACCAGTCACAGGATTGATTGGTTTATTCTTATGAAACTCTCTTATAAGATCAAAAATTCTTAGAACACCATGTGCTCCATTAAAGGTAAGTGAATATATATCTGCTTCTTTTGCCCACCCATAATACTTACCAGCAACTGTACCTGCTACATGCATACCATGATCATGAGCTCCACTTACTGGTGGATAACCATAACTACCTGAATAAACAGTTGGATGATTTGCATACCAATCATACTGTTTCATTCTACTCTGACCAGGAGTAAGTGCTTCACTCTCCCATTCATCAGAGTCAAACCCAACCTCACCATCAACAATAACTACATCAACATGACGACCATCATTATATACTTCTACATTATCAGTAACTACACCATTTGTTCCCCAACTATTTTTTCTTCTTTGAATAATATTGCCAGCTGAATGTAAATGTCCCCACTGACGATAATTTTGATCCTGAATATAGTTAGTGGTCTTCTTAGTAAACTCAGCTCCAACTTGATACAGTTCAGGGTTTACATAGTCTGTTGCATAAAGAACAGGTTCTAACCCATCTACCTCAGTAGGAGATAAAGTACATGAAAGAACTCTCTTATCATTTGAAATTAATTCAGCTTCATCTGCAGTTAATTTGTAATGGGTATTCCTACTAATTTCTCTACGATCAACTAATTCAATTGCTCTATTAGGAATATAAAGAGTACCACCCTCTGTCTCCATATCATTATAAAAACTCTGCAAATTCTTACGAGATTTGCATGTAACAATGTATTCCTTCATGTCCATATCAGACCTCTAGTTGTACGAAATGTAGAGTTACCGTAATGTTTTGAGTACTACCACTTTTGTTTACTACTTTTGCATATACATTTGCGGAAGGTGTGGTCTCATCATTCCAACCAATAGTACCAGGAGTAATAGGTTGAGTTGCACCATCAGATGTAATAACTTCAGCAATTACACCAGATCCTGGTTGAGGATCAGCAGTTTCTAATCTACCCGAATCATTTTGCTGAGCAGTAAGACTAGTATATAAAGTTACCCATGCAGCATGAGAAGTTTGAATTTTAAGTAGGGCATATGTTTTTGCCGCAGTAATAGTAATGTTTTGACTTCCACCATTA